AAAAAATTGTGTTCCGCCAGCCACAAGAAATACTTATTGAACTCCGCCAGCGACGAAAGATAACAACCGCCATGAGCGACGTTTCGGATGTAACAATAGGACTGGCACTAAAAGCCCTGGGCTTTACCCGCGAAATGAAAAAAGTCAATAAGATTTTACCCCGATATGGGTATAACGTAGTTCAATTATTTGAATAATGAAACGACTTGCACAAGAAATAGTGGATGCTCAGACTGATATCAATAGGGCAGTATGGGCAACGAATTTGGATTCGAGTGAAATTCCCAAAATGCATTGCAGCTTTAAAGATGATGCCGGAAGGCTCCAATATATAAATACTTGCTGTAAGGAAGCAATCAAGGAATTACAGGAGTATTTAAAACGAACCGAAAACTTACTTTTTTAATAAATAAAATACTAACAATTAAATTCAAAATTATGTCAAAAAGTTCAAATTCAGGTATTAGTACCGGTGGATTATTATTCGTTGCATTTATCGTATTGAAATTATGTAAAGTCATTGATTGGTCATGGTGGTGGGTAACATCTCCTATTTGGGGTGTATTTGTAATTATTATTCTGGTCGCAATAATCGTAGGTTTTGTAAAAGCGATAAAAAATATATAGACTAAAATTTATACAACAAAACTGGCAATGAAAGCCGCTTATTGCCAGTTTTGTGATACTTCATTTCTAAAATCAACTTAACAACAAAATGCATTATGAAAAAAATTAAAGGCTTAACAGTGACTGTTACTTATAGAGCTGGATATGGCGACATTGAAGTTTCAGACAAAATTTACGACCAACTTATGAACAATTCTGAATTCTCTTCAGACGATATGGAAAACTCAGAAGCCTTTGAATGGCTCTCTTCAAATATTCGAGAAGATGACGCAATGGATTGGAAAATAGAAGTTGAAGATATCGAAGAGGAGGAATAATTATGAAAGTAGTATTTATAAAAGAATGTGCAGCTGATGGTTGCTATAAAAAAAAACTTAGTGGTTTTCAAATGTGTGAAAAACATGAAAAAATGTATAATGATGGAATTCCATTCAAAGCATATTATGGAAAAACAGTTCAGAAAAAAGAGTTTCAAAATAAATAATCAACTTAACGATTATGATAGAAAAAGGGTTCTCATTCATAATACACGACGGACACCATGAGCCGGATCAGATTTATAAAATAAATTGTGAAGTACGAAAAGATTGTACATGTCCAGAACCATGGTGGCTTACTACCGATAGACAAGAACATCCAAATAAACCTCATACTCATTTTACCGCCATTTGTATTGCAGGCCCTGAGCACTTGAAAGGAGAGGAGTTTATTTTTGGATTCTACGACTACAATACTCTAACCAATGTGAGAGAGAATCATGAAAATGATAAAATTGAAATTATGGAAATGGCTCAATCTCAATTATCACTATTTTAAATCAACATCAACTTAACAAAAATCATTATGGCAACAAAAACAGGAATCGGCTATTCGCCACTATCAGAGAAAGTTTATCTAGGAAAACAAAACACAGAAAAAAGAATGTGGGTTGGTGAAAAAAGGGATATCACAAGCGAGTTCATTGCAGTATCGTTAGAATATTACGAAGAAAATACAATTCGTGAAATCGGTGGAAGTGCAGGAAGTGTCAATCTAGTTATCAATATCAAGAAAGACAAATCCAGTATTGAGAAAATAATCAAGAACTTGACTAAACGACTTGAATCTCTTTAAATGAATAGCCATGATAGAAACTACTACTTATTCAGAACTCGAGCTCGAGACAGGCAAATGTACCTGTTGCAGCGAGCAATCGAATGAAATACTAATTGGCGATGGCCGATGTGTAGATTGTATTGAAGATGAAAAGTTTTACGAAAATACAATGAAGGGGTTATGATTACCGGACTAAACGGGTGCAGCTGTCACCCATTCTCCAGCTGGGAAGAATGTAATAAAGCCCACCGACAAAAATTTAAAGTCGGGGATCCTGTAAAAAACCGTTGTACGGGACATGAGGGAACAATTCATGATGAGGTTGACCACCAAGGATATGTTTCAGTAAAATACGGAAAGTTACCAAGAGATATTCACGGAGAACATGTCGCACAATTAATCAGAATATAATCATGATCAAACAACTAATTCAAGCCTTTAAAACTTCTATTGATCAACAAAAGGCACAGACAAAATTAAATCACTATTTGTCAAAGTATAATTGTCCGGACTATGTAAAAGTATCTATTCCTAAGCCTTTTATTGATATGATGTGCGTATTAGCAGCATGGGGAATGAATGATGCCGGACAATTGACACGAATAATGATTTTTAGTAATGCAAATCAAATCCCGATCGGGTTCCCAACTAATAGCAAAGATATAACCGGCAAAACTATCCGAGTCGGCGATAAAGTAGTGTATAGCTTCAAAGGCGAATCGAACGGCTATTTTATAGTTGTATTCGAAAATAACGCTTTCCGGAAGTCTTACCCAACTTGGGATCAGGAAAACGAAAAACCATTATTGGAATACGGAGAACGAGCTGAAGCAATGAAACTTAAAATTGTATAATACATGGAATCAAAATTTTTACACAATCACCCTCAAAAAGAAAAAACACTCGGGCTTGATGAAAACCACGTAATTGTTGATCGGGAAGACTGGGAGCAGGCAAAGCAGATTATCAAGACTAATAAACGTATCGGAATCATTGGAGGTGGATTTCAAGGTTTTATTTGCGGAATAGATGAAGCTAAAAGTATAGTGGGCTATCATATTGCACGCGAAAATTTAATTGTTGCTCCTGGAATTCCTAACCATGATGTATGGTATGAAAAGGAAGAAATCGAATTGAAAGATCAACTAAAGAAATTAGGACGTGAAGAGTTTGCAAGAGAATACCTTTTTGATTTCGAAAACGAGAGAGTTGTAAATAAACAAGAATTATTAAATTCATTTGAAAGGATGAATGAACAAATGATACTATCAGCTGAAAATCTTGATGCATTATCCGAAAACATTAAAGCTTACGATCGAGAGAATAACCCGAAGAAAAAACACAAAGGGCATGAGCGCCCATACAAATTTCACAGATAAACTGAACTGAATTTTTAATACAAACAACAACTACCTAACATTGCACCATTATGAGCGACAATACAATCATACTTCTAGTTCCAGCATATTTACAACAATGGATGTACCACGACTTCGGAAATCCGGTTGAACTTATTCGTGATGGTCCTGAAAGCCGAATACTGAACGAGCTTTTGCGGAAAACACCCGAAAAAGAAATCGACGAACAAATTCCACAACAGGATGAAGAGTCGGGAGAGGAACTGGTGGAGGTTGCCATAAGAGTTCCATGGTTCAAGAGTAAAGATTTTAGAGTTTACAATTATCTTTCGTCGCATGGAAAAACAGCAATGGTTGATAGTTTCAAAACACTTTTTAAAAAGGATCTGATCCTTTCGGTTGGAGTTTTGAAAAAAATAAATTGTAAACAGGTAACGTTAATTTACGATTACATGGATAATCACGGAATAAGTGACGATCACTGGGATTCTGTTAAGCAAATTTACTACAGAAATAAAAAACGCTATCTAACGAAAAATAACGTTAAAGTTTAGTTTTTTTCTTTCGACTTCGACCCCCGATTTGTCACTAAAATATAATTTATAGAAAACAAAATATTTGGCTAATATGTCTAATAATAAAACACTTCCGTCTATTTTATATGTCGAATTTCTTCCGGCTGAAGAAATGACATTGACGCCTAAAAAATGGCTTTCGCCAGGTGATGCAATTTCGGCACTTGGAGCATGGAAAAAATTAAATTTAACCGAGCCCGCAAGTTGCAACATAACTCCGGAACGTACCCCCAACGGATTAGTTTACACTACAAAAATTAGTGGGGTAATTATTGACGAAAATAATTCAGAACTTCAACACCAACTTCAAACTAACTTTCACGCTTATCGACTAACGGATGTTTACAAAAACAAATACCTGGTAGGTACAGACAAAAAACCATTTCCCGAAATCAGTTTTTCGCCCGTAAACGATGCTAGTCCTTCGGGAGTAAGAGCCGTAAACTTCGAAATAACGTGGGTTTCATACCTTCCACCTATCGATATTATCTCTTTATAGTCTTTTTTTCCTTCCTCATTAAGCCGTAAAGTTGCAGTGTATTTAAACACACTGCAACTTTTTTTTATGGCTAAAACTACCTATAACATTGACATTGACGGAGCTATCGGAGAATATTATTACTCCAAAGGTTACGTAAAATACATGCTTGGTCAAACCAAAGACCCGCTTGTAAAAGTCCGAATGAGTAGCCTTGGCGGTTCGCTCGATCATGGACTAGGCATTAAAGACCGGTTCCAGGAACACGGAAACGTAAAGGTCGACATGTACGGTTTCAACGCTTCAGCTGCTACACTGGCTGCACTTGGAGCTAAAACTACCGAGATTTCGAGCTCCGGATTTTACCTTATCCACAAAGTGATGAATTGGATTGATGTTTACGGATCCAAAAACGCTGACGAACTGGCCGCCATTATTGCCGACCTGGAAGCCAACAAAAAGGATAACGAAAAAATGGATATCGTCATCGCTCAGCTGTACGCCGAAAAAACGGGTAAACCTATCAATGACCTCATCGACCTGATGAAAGTTGGCGGATGGCTTACTGCTCAGGAAGCACTCGAATGGGGTTTTGTGGATGGAATAATCAAAACCAACGAGAAAACCAATTTCGTAAACATGCAGGACAAATTCAATGCTATGGGCTTGCCTACCAACCGCATCGTAACAGAACATTTATTTAATCACAGCAATAAAAATAACCCAATGAAAAAACAACCCATTAAAATCAATGCGGTTCTTGGCGTGCCATCGCTTGAGAGTACCGAAGAAGATGGCGTGTTTCTGAACGAAACCCAAATCGAGGCTATCGAAGCCAAATTGAGCGATTTTGACGGAAAGGTAAATACCCTTACCACCGAAAAAACAAACGCTGAAACCCGTGCAACTGATGCTGAAGCAAAAGAAGCAACTGCTAACGCAACTATCGTTACCAAAGACACTGAAATTGCAAATCTGAAAACTCAGGTTGAGAATTTGAAAGGTGGAGCTGGAGACAAAACCAAGGAATTGGACAAAGAAACGGACGACAAAGGCGGCGAAAAAGAGGATCCATTCCTCAATAGCGTCAAAAACGCTCGTAAACTATTCAACGAGCTACCTGACTAAGAATTATTCATTTTAAAAAATTTACATAATATGTCAAATCAAGTTGTTATTACTCCGGTTGAATTAGCTGCATCGGCTAAGAAATACCGCAAAGACTTGTTGATGATGCCAGTCATTGGAATGGAATCATCAATTAAGCACATGACTCTACGCACCGGCATCCGGGGTGAAGAAGTTGTTGGCGAGTTGGACGGAACTATCGAGGTAGGTCCTTACAGCGAAAGTCGCACCGATACCGATGATGTGAACATTAAAGGTCGCACATTGACCACTTATCGTGGTTCGGTTATTAAAAAATTCTCTCCTAACTCAGTGGCCGACTCCATATATGGCTCAGCTGTATTGAGTGGCGAAGGATTGAAAAGTACTGATATCACCCTCAAGGTGGTTGCTTTCTTAGCTAAGAAAGTTTCTAAGGCATTCAACAAAAGTTTGTGGGGTGCAGTTCGTAATGCTGGCGGTTCTACCACTGCCGATTTGTACAATGGTTTTGATACAATTACAGCTACCGAAATCACAGCAGGAAATATTACAGTTGCCAAAGCCAACCGTTACGATTTTGATGCTGCTATTACTGATAATAATGCCGTTAGACTTTTGAAAAAATTCCATCAATCGGCTAGCGATGAGTTGCAAGGTGAAAACTGTAAAATGTTTATCTCTAAATCGATTTACAACTCTTATTGTACCGATTATCAACAACTGAATGGAGCGCTTCCTTACAACAAGGAATTCAAAAAAACCTATTTGGAAGGGTCTGATGACTGTTGTGAGTTAGTTCCACTACCTAACAAAAAAGCATCTCCTTTCATTCACATGACCACTCAGGGCAATATGTTGATAGGGGTTGATCAAATGAGTCAGGAAGAAACGATCACTGTTGAAAAACACCATCCTTTAATCTTAGATTTTGTAATGGTAATGTACTTCGGTACCCAGTTCGAAAGCATCAGTCCTGAGCGTCTGTTGGTAGGTAAATTATTCGCAGCGTAGTTATTCATTCACGTAAAT